CAACACCCGTTGGAGGAAGTGCCCCCGGGCTTAGTCTTCCGCAAACGAGGAGCCCCGGACCCCTATCGCAGTGGGGATCTGGGGCTCCTCGTTTGTCCCCGGCCAAGAGAGAGGGCCGGACGGCCCTATCCTAGGGGACCATAGGTGGGGGCCTCGTCGTAGGCGGCGCGGTCGTACTGCTTGAGGTAGTTGCAATTGGGGCACAGGAGCTGCAGGCGGTCGGAGCGGCCGGTCTCGGCAATCGAACGGATCTCGCGGTACTCAGTCGCCAGAACCGAACCCCGTTTGACAGTCTCGCCTCGGCGAGGAGGGTCGTCATTGACGTGGTCCCAGTGGAGCGGATAAGAGATTCCGCAGCGGTGGCAGGCGTTGCCCAGAGCCGCCCGAGCCTGGGATTCCACCTCGCGTTTGGCAGCTTGCCGACAGGGAGAGCAGGCACCGGAGCGACCCGGGCCCGGCCCTCCGCATTTGGTGCACTTGTCCGAGCAGGCGTTGCACAGCTTCTTTCGGCGTTCGGGGTCGTCCCCGCGTTCGATCGGGGAGTCGCACTGCCTGCACAGGTCGACGCACGCGTCACACCGAACCCGAGTAGTTTTGCGACCCTTGGAGGGAAGCTCGGACCCGCAGCGCTCGCATTTGGGCCAGCACGGTCGGCACAGCCAGAACGGGGACTCGATCGGGTTGCGGTCGCAGCGGCGGCAGACCTTGGCGCAGGAGGTGCAGCGGCGGACTCGGGAACGGCGATACGCCGAGCCGTCGATCGGCCCAGCGCATCGCTCACAGTTGCTATTCACTTAACAAGTCTATCAGACTACAGACGACCCTCACAGTAGGGTCCAATCCCCTTTGCGATCGATTCGGGATTGGTGAGCTTGGCGTAGCACTGGCAGCAGGTGCCGGTGCGCTGCCCCCACGCCTGGGCCGCCTCCAGCGAGAGGACCGCTGCGGGATCGAGGCGGGTCACCATTCCGGGCGCGTACTCGGTGCCGCCCCCATCAAGGACGCGCAGGGCGTAGAGCTTGCCCGACGACTTCGAGCGCTGAACCCGGTAGATCTCGATGTCGGCCAGGTCAGTGCGGTGGGGGTGCGAGTGGGCGTAGAGGCGACCGACCTCCAGTTCGGCCTCGGCTCGCTGCTGGGCCAGGTTGCGCTCGCGAGTACCTCGGCGGGGAAGTCCCTTCAAGACGTCGATCAGAGCGGACGCCTGGCGAGGCCCGAAATCGTCGTCGTAGGTGCCAAAGGCCAAAGCCTGCGCCGCCTCAGCACCGGGGAACTCCCTCTGCTCCCAAAGGGAGGCGATGAAGTCGAGCTGCCGGTCGGTGGGAGCGGGAACCCGGCGAGCAGGGCGGCTGGCGGAGCCGCCGCCCGAACCCCGGCCGCTGTCGAGCTCCAGCGCAGGGACCGGACCGCCGACGGACTGGAGCGCCTCGTCAATGCAGCACTCGCGGCAGGCGCAAGCGCCGTTGCAGCCGCGTTGCTGGGCGCGAGCCCGGGCTTCTTTCCAGGTGAGTTGGGGGGTCATCTTCAAACTCCGTTCGGGTTGTCGGGGGGGGTTAGCTGGCGGGGTCGGCCGGAGCCTGGAGCCCCATCACAATTCGGTAGGCGTCGCTCAAGGCGTTCGCCCCAGGCTCGTCGAGCCAGCGCTCCTCGGCCACAGCCTCGGCCTGGGCCAGCCAATCCTCGCGAGCAAACCCCGCATCGGGGACGTCGCCCTGCTGCTGATCGATCACGACCAGGTGCTCGGCCTGGCGACGGGTGAGAGGGATCGATTCGCCGCTGGCTGCAGCCTGCTCGGCCTCGCGCAGTTCGGGGTCGGCGGTCGTTCCGGCCTCGGCGGCGGTGGCCTCGGGCCTGAACTGCGGGAGGTCAGTGATGGCCAGGAGGGTTTCGATGCGAGGGTGGGCGAGGAGGGCGGCGACCAGCTCGGCCCGGCGCAGCCGACTACGACCGGCGAGCTGGGCTCGGGAGGCGAGCCTCCGGAGCTGGGCGACGGGCAGGGCGGCGAGAGCGGCAGTGGGGTTCATGGGAGGACCTTTCAGGGAGGGCTGTTTCACGTGAAACGGGGCGGGGGGTCCCCTTGCGGGGACCCCCCGGGGGGAGGCTAGAAGGGGATGTCGGAGTGGTCGTCGGCGGGGGCGACCTCCGCCTCGGCGACCTCCTCGCGGGCAGCCTCGGCGGCAGCGTCCCCTCGCAGGGAGACGGGGATCGGGAGGTCGTTCGCCTCGGGCTGGGCGACCCTCTTGTAGCGGGTGGTCTCCATCAGCTCGGGCTGGTCACCTCGGGTGACGTACTCGAAAACCAGCAGGGTGTCGGCCTCGGTGCTGTTCTCCTCTGCCAGTCGGTGGGTGCGGATGGTGCCGTCGTACTCCCACCGACCGACCTTGGCGCGGGCGGGTTCGGTGGTCTCGGGGATGGCGCGAATGGTGAAGCCGTCCAGATCCATGGTCTCGACGACCTTGGCCTTGCCACCCTTGCCCTTGCGGGGTTTCTTGGGGCGGGCGGCGTTGTCGATGGCGCGCTCGAGCTTGAAGCGCAGGCCGTCCAGACCGCCGCGCCGGGTGACCTCGATGATGGCCTCGGTGGCGGTCATGTCGCCGTCGCGGACGGCGTTGCGGAGGCGGGTAACGAGGCGAGCGTCGTGACCCTGGGCGAAAGTGCGGCCGGTGAGGCCGGGGCAGTTGTCGCTGCAGGCGCAGGGGTGCTTTTCTCCGACGAGTTTGGTGGTGGCCATTGCGTTCTCCGTTCGTGAGGTCGGGGCGGGGGCCCCGGTGTTTGTGTCTGAGACAATCTTACCGTGCCTCATGGGAAATGCGCACGGGAGGTTGGGGTGCGTGGCGCTTGTCACGGGGGTGTGGGGGAGGCAGCGGGCATGACGACCCGGTACCGTCTCTTTGTGATGGGGTCGTTGTGGCATCTCGCTTGGCCTCCCTCGAACTCTCGTGGCGGGATGGGTATGTCGGTGGGGGTTGGGTGCGGAGGGCCCCCCGAAGGGGGCCCGGTGAATTAGCGCACCGAGCGCCAGATCCAGCCCTTGCCGGTGGCGTTGTAGCCGCCGCGAGTGCCCATCACGACCCGCGCCCCTCCGGGACCCGTGATCCAAACGCGCCAGGTGGAGGTGACGCCCCGGGTCATGTAGCGGACCTCGCGCTTGGCAGCGGCGATCGTGTCGAACCGCTCGGGCCAGCGGGACTCGCCCCCGTTGACCGAGACCGTGGTGACGCCAAAGCCCTGCTCGCGGGGGGCAGGCTCGGCGACGAGGTCGGCCGGAGCCGAGTCGAAGTGGTCCGGGTGCCCGCAGCCCTCGCAGGAGTGGGCGGGGGCACCGTGGCTGTCGGCGGGCGCGGGGAGGATGGCGGGGGTGGTGGGGTGCCCCGCGAGGGCGGCGATGAGCTGCTCCCGGACCATTCCGGAGCGGTGGCTGATCGCCAGGGAGGCGGCGATCTCGCGCAGCTCGCGGGTGGGGAGCTCGGCGAGCCGCTCGCGGATGGTCTGGCCTTCGCTCGGGGCGGGGGTGGAGGCGGTCGCCTCGGCGAACCGGGTCTGCTGCTCGGGGGCGATGTCCTCGATGCCGAAGTGGAGGTCGATTTGGTCGTGGCTGGCGAGGGCCGAGACCAGTTCGGCCTTGCGCATCTTGCTGCGGCCAGCGATGTCGAATTGGGCCGCGAGCTTGCGCAGTTCGGGAACGGTGAGGGCCGAGAGCCGGTCGGTGTGCGTGAGGTTCATTGCGTTCTCCGTGAGGTCATGGAGCGGGGCTCCTGAATTTGTGTCTACGACAATTAAATCACTACCGTGCCCCGTTGACAATGTAACGTTCGTCACAAAACCTTCGTGCTTCGACCCTCGGTCGCCGAGGCCGGTTTTTCCCGCGTGCGCGCGCGAGGGCCCGGGAGCGCGAGGGGTGGGGGGTGCGGGTGGGCCGCCTGGGCTCGCTGAGGCGAGCGAGGCGAGGGCGGTCGGCGAGGCCGCCGAGGTCGCCGGGGCGGCTGAGGTGGGTGGGGCACCCGGGCACGGGCGGGGTCGCCGTGGCGAAAGCGACGCGCGAGGCTCGCGAGGTCGACGCGACGAAAGTTTCGACCGAGGCCGACGAGGCAAGGGGGGTAGGGGTATATGGGTGGGGTATAGGGGGTGGGTGGGGTGGGTGGGGGAGGGGGGGATGGGGGAGGGGAGTGGGGTGGGTGGTACGGGTGGGATGCATGGGGCGAGTGAGGTGAAGCGTTTGCCAGCCCATAACGCGCTGCGCGCTCTTCGTCACTTTGCGACGGCAAATGTTTCCGGGGGCATGGGTGTTCCGTAGTTTGTACGGTCTCCGGCACCAAATATTTGTCTCTGAGACACTTCCCTCGTGCTACACTTGACTCATGTCCAAACTTAAGGCTTCCGAGGTTGAGCAGGCGATCCGTGACCGCCGGATCATCCAGGCCCGCCGTTCGGGCAAGTCCATCGACGACATCGCTGATGACTTCGATCTCACCCCCCAGACCATCAGCCGAATCATCAACACTCGCCTCGCCCAGACCATCCGTCTCCGCGACACCGAGATCGACCTCCTCCGACAGCAGGAGCTCGAACGCTTGGACGCGGTCCAGCAGGCGGCCTGGCCCGCTGCCATGGACGGCCACATCGACTCCTTGAAGATCGTCATGAACGCCGTCGACCGCCGCTGCAAGCTCCTGGGCCTGGACGCCCCCGCCCAGCTCGAGGTGATCTCTATCGGTGCCATCGAGGCCGAGATGCGGCGCATCGACCAGCAGTTGGCCCTCGGCGACCGCCCCGAGTGGGTCGACGGCGAGCTGGTCGAGGACGACGAGGTCTCTCGTGAACTGTCGGGTTCCACTTACAACCCCGATCGGGCTGTCCCCGGCGATGCCGAGGCACGCCGTGGCTAACTCCTACCTCGACCTGAAGAGGGCTAAACTCCTCCAACTCCAGCGCAAGCGCCAGGAGTTGGAGGAGCGCAACCGCCGGGCCGCTCAGGAGCGCGCCTGGGCCTGGATGGCCGACCCCGTGAGCTGGGTCCTGGATTGCGTGAAGTTTCCCGAGCCTCCCCGCAAGTACCGCGTTCGTCGCCAGGGCCTCGCCCCCTACCAGGCCGGGGCCATGAGGCAGGCGGCCCGGAATGGCCGTCTCCTGATGTACGGCCCCCACGGCCTGGGCAAGTCCACCACCATGGCCCTCCTGGTCTGGTGGTTCGCCACGACCCGGGAGCTGGCCGGGGTGGACTGGAAGACCATCACCACGGCCAGCAGTTGGTTGCAGCTCAAGGACTACCTGTGGCCCGAGATCCACAAGTGGGCCAAGTTCATCGACTGGGAGAAGCTCGGCTTGCAAGAGCCCAGCAGCGGCAATGACCTGCTGGACCTTGGCCTCAAGTGGAAGTGGGGTGCGGCCAGTGCCGCCGCAAGTTCCGACCCGGCCAAGATGGAGGGTGCGCACGCCACCCACCTGATGTACGTCCTCGACGAGGCCAAGGCGATCCAAGATGGCACCTGGAACGCTATCGAGGGTGCCTTCAGCACCGAGGACATCGACCAACCCCAGGCAACTGCGGAGGGTGAGGTCGGGGAGGACGACCCCCGGGTCCTGGTCAAGAACATTCTGGCCGTGGCGATGAGTACGCCAGGCCCCGCCACGGGCCGGTTCTACAGCATCGCTACCGGCAAGCCGGGGTTCGAAGACTGGACCGTCCGCAAGGTGTCCAAGGATGAGGTCATCGAGGCGGGCCGGATGAGCCCGAAATGGGCCGAGCAGCGCCGCAAGCAGTGGGGCGAGGGATCGAGCGTCTACCAGATGCGCGTCCGGGGCGAGTTCTTCCTCGACGACCCCGAGGCCCTGATTCCCCTCAGTTGGGTCGAGGCGGCCCAGGCGCGCTGGCAAGACTGGAAGGACCGAGGTCGGCCCGCCCTGGAGGGCAAGAAGTGGCTCGGGGTGGACGTCGCCGGGGGCGGGGCTGACCGGACAGTGATGGCCCGCCGCACCGGGGTCCACATCACACGTCTGGAGTACCCCAGCGCCACCGATCTGATGAAGATCGCCCGCGAGGTGGCCAAGGTGAAGGACTACCGGTATGTCATCGACACTTTGGGTGTGGGCCAGGGTGTCACGAGCAAGCTGCGGGAGCTCCACCAGGGGGGCGAGATTCGGGAGCGCCCGATCGCCTTCGTGGGCGCGGCCAGCACCGACCTGATGAGTATGACCCGCGAGTACGGCTTCACCAACACCCGCAGTGCGGCGTGGTGGATGGTGCGCGAGGCCCTCGACCCCCAGAACGACACCGGGGCGATGCTCCCGCCCGACGAGGAGCTGGTGGCGGACCTGACCGCCCCCACCTGGTCGATCAGCCAGAGCGGAACGCCGCCTCGGATCAAGGTCGAGCCTAAGGAGAAGGTCAAGGAGAAGCTGGGGCGGAGCCCCGACTTCGGGGACGCCGTGGCCATGGCCTACTGGGCCGGGGCCGCGAGGCGGCCCGTGCAGGTGGCGAAGAAGGCGCAGGGAATCGACATGAAGGGCACCAGCGATCTCGGTCCGACCGCTCGCAGGGCCGCGAGGGCGACGAAGGGCGGAATGGCGGCGAGTTCGCTGTCGCCGCTGGGCAAGGGTAGCCGCACGGCCGCTCGAACGAAAGGTGGCCTGTTATGGTCGTGGAGTGGGGAGAGGTAACGGGCCCCCAGGTGGCGCTGCTGGCGCTGGCGTTCGTGGTGGGGGCTTTGGCCACGGCGCGCCTGACGCGGCTGGCCGTGGAGGATGAGATCGCCGAGCCGATCCGGCGCAGGGTCCTGAGGAGGCTCGATCCCGAGAACGCTTTCCACCTGAAGCTGGTGTACCTGATGAGCTGCCAGTGGTGCGTCTCAATCTGGACCGGGGCCGCCGTGGCCGCGCTGGTCGGGGCGTTCCCGCACGCGGTCCCAGTGTGGATAGCGCTTTCGACGTTGGCTTTCAGCCAAATTACAGGTATACTGGTAGAAGTAAGGTCCAGAGCCGAGCAGTCTTGAACTGAAGGGGGCCAGCATGCCGAGGCTCCGCCGGAAAACGCCCGCCAAGCAGGCGGGCCCACCTCGGGCGACCGCAGACCGACGATGCCAAGGCCGCACCCGCAGCGGCACCCAATGCAGGCTGTGGGGGGTCCCCTCTTACGGCGGGTTCTGCAAGGCCCACCACTCCCCCGCCACCGACCGGCGGCCCGAACTGCGGGGCGTGGGCGAGACCAGCAACCGCGAGAGCCGGACCGCACTGCCGCCCCGGGGCACCGTGGCCGCCGTGGCCAGGATTCGGCTTGACGGGCAGTCCTGGAAGGATTGGAGCCTGACCAGCCGCGACTGGCAGAAGGAGGCGTGGCGGCTCTACGACATCACCGGACCCCTGCGGTTCGTGGTGAACAGCATCGCCAAGACCGCCAGCAAGGCCCGGCTGTTCGTAGGCGAGATCGACGACTCGGGCGACATCCACACCGAGGCCGAGGACCCCGAGGTCGCGGGGCTGGCCCGGGGCCCGCTGGGCTCGGGCGAAGCCCGCGCCGAGGCGATCCGGCTGATGGCTGTCAACCTGCAGGTCGCAGGCGAGGCGTACGTCATCGCTGAGGGCTTCGACCAGGCACAGCAGGCCAACGCGGACGCCGAGGGCGCTCGCGACAGCTTCGACGAGGACCGCTGGTTCGTGGTCAGCACCGAGCAGATCAGCCGCCAGGGCGACGACATCATCATCCGCAGGCCCGCCCTGTTCGGCGGGGGGTCGTTCACGCCGATCGAGGGCAAGGACATCCTGATGCGGGTGTGGATTCCCCACCCGGCCGACATCGATGAGCCCGACAGCTCTGTCCGGAGCGCGATTCCGGATCTTCGAGAACTCGAAGCATTGCGGAAGCGCGAGTTCGCCGAGCTGGACAGCCGCCTGGCCGGGGCCGGAATCTTTGCGGTGCCGGACAACATGGACTTCCCCCGGGGCGACGACGGGGCAGAAGACGGTGAAGGGGGCCTGGACGGGTTCCTGGAGGACGTCGGCAACGCCATGAGCCAGTCCCTGCAGGACCGGTCGAGCGCCGCCGCGATGGTCCCGATCGGGATTCAGGGTCCAGCGGATGCAATCGAGAAGATCCGCCACATCACGTTCTGGTCGGAGCTGAGCGAGCACATCCTGCCGATGAAGGATTCGGCCCTGCGGATGCTGGCGCAGAGCCTCGACGCCCCGGTCGAGATGATGCAGGGCATGGGCCAGACCAACCACTGGTCGGCGTGGTTGCTGGACGAGAACACCATCTCCACCCACATCGAGCCGCTGCTGGGCCAGATCGCCAACGCCCTTACGCGGGGCTGGCTGGAGCCGGTGCTGCGCCGGATGGGCCGGGATGCGGGGAGGTACAGCTACGCGTTCAACACCGCCTCCCTGCAGGTCCGGGGCGACAAGACCAACACCGCGCTGGAGCTGCACGAGCGAAGGCTGATTAGCGACGCCGCCCTCCGGGAGGTCACCGACTTCGACGACGCCATGGCCCCCAGCGCCGAGGAGCGCCTGCGCCGGATGGCCGAGGACGCCATCAAGATCGCACCCTCGGTCATGCTGGTCGACCCCGATGTCCGCCGCATCCTGGGACTCAACCCCCACTCGGTGGCCGAGGCCGAGGCAATCGCCGAGGGCCGAATTCCGTCGCCGAGCCGCACCGGGGACGAGGTCGAGGGCGAGTTGCCCCCGGTCCCCGAAGAGGACCGAGGCATGCCCGACCAGCCCGAGCGAGGGAACGACCCGGTCCCGCCGGGGCTGGTGGCCGCCTGCAACCTGGCGGTGCTCAGGGCCTTGGAGCTGGCCGGGGGCCGCCTGGTGCCCAACCGGCCCCGGGACGCGGCCCGCCACGAGCTGCACACCAGGACCGACCCTGCGGAGGTCGACCGGAAGCGAGCCGAATGGGCGCTGAAAGGGGCGTGGGCGCACCTCGCACCGCAGGCTAGGCTGCTCGGTATCGCCGACGCCTCCGGCCTGGAGGAGCTGCTCCACCAATACTGCATCGAACTGATTCTGCGGGGGGTCCCGCACCACTCGGACCTGCTCGAGCAGGTCCTGAGTCGGGCGCTGCAGGGCAGTCGGGTCCAGGTTCGAGTTCGACTTGGCGAGTCGAGCGGGGAGCTGGAATGAGCGACCGATCCGAGGGGAACGAGCAGCCTGTCTGGGACGGCGAAGGGTTCGACCCGTGGCTGCCGCAGCGCTTGCGGGCGCAAGCGCAGGTCGCGGCGGCCGAGCGCGAGATGTACGACGGGTTCTGGGCGATCCTCAGCGCGTTCCTGGTCGCCGTGGCCAGGGCCGTACTCCGAGGCTCGACGCCCGACCCCACCGGAGTCTTCGACGCCATGCCCGCCTGGGCCAGGTCGGTGGCCGACTTCACCGACACCACGGTCACCTCGGTCATGGGCCGGGCGTACGCCCTGGTCTTCGGAGAGGGCGTGCAGTTCGACGCCCGCCCGGCCGTGGCAACCCACCTGGCCGAGGTGAACAACCGCCTGGTCGGGGTGGCCGACGAGGTCTTCGACCAAGTCGCCAGCACCGTGGCTAGAGGCTCGGCCGAGGGCTGGTCGATCCCCGAGACCTCTGCGGCCATCGAGCAGGTCCTGAGCCCCACCAACCCGATGTGGAAGAACAGGGCCACCGTGGTGGCGAGGACCGAGACGATCGGCGCACTCAACGCCGGGAGGACCGACAGCTTCGCGGCGATCGCCGACGCGCTGCCTGCGGACGAGTTCCAGCAGCAGTGGCTGGCCACCTTGGACACCAGGGTGAGGCCGACCCACCGCCGCGCGGACGGGCAGCGGATCGCCGTGGGAGACAGGTTCCAGGTCGGGCAGGCGAGCCTGCGATTCCCCGGGGACCCCTTGGGCCCGCCGGGCGAGGTCATCCAGTGCAGGTGCACCACGATCCTAGTCGAATCCGGCCGGGAGGTCGACATGAGCAACCGAGCGTTCCAAGATGTCCTATAGAGAAAGGCTGGAAGATGTCTGAAGCCGACATCCGCCACCGATTCGCCTACCACCCGCCCCGCGATGAGGCGGTGAAGACCCTCCACGAGTACGTACGGACCCTGCTGGGGGACGCCGCCCAGGTCATCGATTCGATCGTGCCCGCCGGGCGCGAGAAATCCCTATCCATCACCCGGCTCGAGGAGTCGATGATGTGGGCGAACGCCGCCATCGCCCGATCGAAGGAGGAGAGCGATGGGGCTGCCGACAGTGCCTGATTCGGTCACACCCGCCACCTTGGGGTCGATCCTGAACCAGTTGGGGCTCAACCCCAAACTTACGATCGCCGTCCAGATCACCGCAAGCGCCGTCAACGCCCAGGTGGTGGCCTTGGACGACAACGGAGTGCTGATCCGCAGCTCCGGCGACGGCGTCATCCACGACATCAGCATCCCCGTCCAGGGGGCCGAACCGGCCGCAGACCCGGCCGAATCGCCCTAGGCGAGGTAAAATTCAACCGGAGGTGTCCAATGGCAAAGAAATGGAACAGCAGGCTGGCTCTGGTGAACCAGCCCACCGGGGACGGCCGCCGCTTCCAGGCCGGAGGCGTCTCCCACCGCAACCTACCGCTCCCGCTGAACTGGCAGCGTCAGTCCTCGGAGGGCCACCTGACCTCGGTCACAATCGGCTCGATCGAGGAGCTGGAGATCCGCGAGGACGAGGTATTCGGACGGGGGGTCCTGTTCGACGACACCGAGTCCGAGAGCCTACGCGCCGACGTCCAGCATGTCATGGAGCTGGCCCGGCAGGGCGTCGTGAAGCCCTCGGTCGACCCTGGATCGGTACAGGCCGTGGAGGTCCTGGCCGGGACCGACGAGCCCCTGACCTGGGAGACGTTCGAGGAGGCCCTGGAGTCGGGGGGTGCCGAAGGCACGTTCCCCGACATCGAGCTGCTGTTCACCCACTACGAGATCGCTGGGGCCACCTTGGTCTCCACCCCCGCCTTCGCCGAGGTCACCTTCGAGATCGAGGACGACGACGAGATCTCGGCCCTGGTCGCGGCCGTCATCGGGTCGACTGACCTGCCCGTCTCGGACCGCGAGCGGCCGTGGGACGGCGATGGGGCCACCGGCCGCGTCTTCGACCACTTCACCGACGACGAGGGAAACGTGGACGTCGACGGCGTCAGCCGGGCGTTCCTGTGGAGGGACACCGAGGCCGACCCGCAGACCCAGGCCGCCTACAAGCTGCCATTCGCCGACGTAGTCAACAATCAGCTCCAGATCATCCCCCGGGGCGTCGCCGCCACCGCTGGGGGTCGAGGCGTCAGTGCGGCCGACATCCCCGAGGCGGACAAGAGCCGCGTCGAGGAGAGGATCTGTACCCTCTACAGCCGCGTCCGCCGGGAGTTCGAGGACTGGCCTGAGTGCCCGTTCGAGGAAGGTGGCGACACCTCGGAGGCCGAGGCCACGCAGCGCACCTCGGTAACGGCCGCCGCGCCGATCGAGCTGCCCCCTGCAGACCTGTTCATGGACCCCAAGCTGGAGCAACTGACCGCCCTGGCGCGGGAGGTTCAGCCCTCCGGGCTGACGCGAGTGTTCGGCCACGTCGCCGACCCCGACTCGTGCCACCGGGGCTTCCGGAACCAGTGCCTGACGCCGCCGGAGTCGCAGACTGACTACAGCCTGTTCCACCGGTACCCGTTCGACACCGCCGAGGGACCGATCACGGTCGGCCGCATCACCTCGGGCCTCGGACAGGTCGGCACCGAATGCAGCCACCCCGGCTGCCAGGGGCTCGACGACCACGCCTGCGTCGACTTCGATTTCATGCGGGCCGTCCAGCACCACGACCTCCTGCAGACCCTCGCCTGGGTTCGGGTCGGGATCGACCACGAGCGCATCCCCGGGGCCATCTGGTTCTCGGGAATCGAGGTGCCGGACCTGAGCCCCGAAGCTCGGGCGGTGCTCGCACGTCGGCGCGTGTCGGGCGACTGGCGGGACCTCGGCGCAACCCGCGAGCTGTGCGAGGTCCTGGCACTGGCGAAAGAGGAGCCCGGATTCGAGGTGCCCCGGGTCGCCGTGGGCTATCGCGACGGGCGGCAGGTGTCGCTCGTGGCCGCCGCGCAGGTCTACCCGCGCCCGGCCCACCAGCCCGCACCCGAGCCCGGTCCGACTGTGGAGCCGGGAGCCGAGAGGCGAGTGGAGGTCTCGGCCGGGTCCATGGTGGCCAGCCGCGATGAGAAGGCCGAGCGCGCGCGTCGGGCTCGAGCCCGAGCCGCGATGACCGCCCTCAAGTTCAAGAGCTACCAGAAGTAGAGAGTGAAGGAGACTCCGATGGCAGCGACAGCGAAGCGGTGCTGCGGTGGGACGGCCAAAGCCCCCCAGCGGCACAAGATCATCTACTCGGACGGTACGACCGAGGAGCGCAGCTCCCTGGCCGCCGCGAGGATTCGCGCAGCGAAGGACCCGAAAGCGAAGATCGAGCCGATCGACGCGTGACGGTTTGAAACCGGTTCCGTGGTACACTGGCCACGGGGAAACTTAGTGTCGGCCTTGGTCCGGCCGGGATAGACACCTGAAAGGACGTGTTGTCATGGAATTCCCAACCGTTCCGGAGAACCTCCGGGACCTGTCGGACCAGGCTTTCCAAGAGCTGGTCAACAAGTTCGCCGAGGTCGCTCAGGGGTTCGCCGAGCTCTCGGCCGATCAGCTCGACGACGAGGCACTGGAGAAGATGGAGCAGCTCGCGGAGCTGTCCGCCCCCGTGACCGTCGAGGGTGAGCGCCGCAAGAAGGCCGCCAACGCTCAGGCTCGCGCCCAGGAGCTGGCCGCACTCGGCCAGGCCCCGGCGGAGCCCGAGGCCCCCGCCGAAACGCCGGTTCCGGCCGAGCAGCCAGTCGAGCCCGAGGCCCCCGCAGAGCCTGAGGGCAACGTGACGGCCGCGCAGGGCCAGCCGCCCCGCGTCGCCGACGTCGCGCAGTCGCAGCAGCCCAAGGCCCCGGCCCCGACCAGTCCGCGCCTGCGGGCCTCGATGGTCGCCGCAGCCGAGGTGCCGGGCATCCCGGCCGGTTCGCCGCTGACCAACTTCGGGCAGGCCGCCAAGGCCGTGACCGCGCGCCTCGACGCCTACTCGATGTCGGGCAAGACCACCCAGATCAGCAAGGCCGCCCCGAACCGGGGACCGATCGAGGCCACCGCTGTTCAGGACGTGGACTTCCAGGGCCGATTCCGGGGGCCGCAGCGCCACCGCATGGAGAAGTACAGCCGCCACCAGGCGGTCAACTTCCGCCGGGAGTACCCGGATGAGCTGAAGCTCTCCAGCCTCGACGGCGGGGAGAAGAACATCCGCATTCTCGAGCAGGTCGCTTCCGAGAAGCGCCTGACCGGCGGCTCGCTGGTCGCGGCCATGGAGGCCGAGGTCCGCCAGACCGGTAACCTCGTCGCCGCCGCTGGCTGGTGCGCGCCTTCCGAGACCATCTACGACCTGTGCGAGCAGGAGTCGATGGACGGAATCCTGAGCCTCCCTGAGGTCACGGCCGACCGAGGCGGGTTCAACATCCCGGTTGACGGCGGCATCGACTTCTCGACGATCTTCACCAGCATCGGCAACGCCGGGGACACGCACCTGACCGAGGACCAGGTCATCGACGACACCGTCAAGGTGTGCACCGAGATCCCGTGTCCTGAGTTCGAGGACATCCGGCTGGGCGTCGACTACGTCTGCCTGACCGGTTCGCTCCTGCAGCGCCGAGGCTACCCGGAGGTCGTGCAGCGGTTCAGCCGAGGCGCGATGATCGCACTCGCTCACAAGATCAACGCGGGCGTCATCGCCGGGATCGAAGCCGGTTCCGTCGACGGCGGCACCATGGAGGACTGCCTGGGCGCAGGCGGGGACGACGCGGCGGCAGCGCTGATGTCGGCCCTCGAAGCGGCCAAGCTCGACATCCTCTACCGCGCCCGAATGCCGTTCACCACTACGGTCGAGGTGGTTCTGCCGTTCTTCGTGATCGGCCAGATCCGCGCGGCCCTCGCTCGCCGCCGAGGAGTCAACCTCCTGGCGGTCAGCGACTCCGAGATCATGTCGATGTTCTCCATCCGAGGAATCGCGCCTCGCTTCGTCTACGACTGGCAGGACGCGTTCAGCGACGGCGGCGTCGGCGGGATGGGCGGGGCCACGCCTCGCACCGCACTGCCGACCCAGGCCCGGTTCATCATGTACCCAGCGGGTACGTGGGTCAAGGCCACGGCCGACGTGGTCAACCTCGACACCATCTACGACAGCACGCTGCTGAGCACCAACCAGTACACGGCGCTGTTCGTGGAGGACGGCTGGGCGGTCATGCAGATGTGCCCGATCAGCCGCGTCTTCACGGTCAACCTCGACCCGTGCGGCTGCCTCTGCGGTGACACCGCCGTGATCGAATCGCCGTAAGCCTCGGTTAGCGCCGACAACTCAGAGAAGGGAGCAGGGCCATGGCACTAGCACCACCGGTCGTGATCGAACCGCCGATGCCGCGTCCGCTGCGGTACGGGCTGTTCACCGCCGTGGGAGCCCTGCTCCCACTCGAAGGGAACGCCGAGGGCTCGGGCGTCATCTACGAGCCGAACACCTGCGGGGTCGCGCACTCGTGGCCGATGGACTGCCCAGATGATTCGCCTGCGGAGGAATCGCCGACCGAGAAGGTCTTCGATCCGATTCCGGCGTTCGTTGAGGCCGAGCCGTTCATCGTCTACGGCTCCAGCCAGTGCGGGTCGGTGGGAACCGATGCCGCGAAGGCCGAGAGGCGGGCACGAGAGAACCTCGAGAACGGGGAGCAGTTCGAGGTCGAGTCCGCCATGGCGGCCGTCCTCGCTGCCCAGGACGTGGTCCTGCCGAACGAGCCGCTCGTCTCCGGAGCCGTGGCAGCCCTCGAGCAGTGGCTCTACGGCACGGCCGCCTACGGCCGGATCGGGTTCATCCACGCCAGCCCCGGGGTCGCCGCGCTGGCGGCAGCCGAGGATCAGTGGGTGAAGGACGGCAATCTGTACCGGACGCCCTACGGCACCATCTGGTCCGTGGGCGGGGGGTACCCCGAGGGCACGATCTTCATCTCGGGCGAGGCCCGAGTCTGGAGGTCGGACGTGTTCGTTCCGAACCCGCTGCAGACCTTCGACCGCAGCTTCAACCAGTGGTTCACCGTGGCCGAGCGGACCTACGCCGTGGCCATCGACTGCCTGGCCGCCAGCCTCACGCTAGGAGCTTAACCCGTGACCGTGACTATCCACGCCGACCACCCGGCCGAGCTGGTCGGGCTGATCCAGGACCTCCGCACCTTGGACGGCGGGTCCGCCCGGCACGTGAGGCGAGCCGTCCACGGCGCGGGGGCGATCGTAGACGAGGAGCTGGCGCTGCTGTGGCTGACCCTGCGGCTGGCTCCCAGCCCCGAGTTCCTGGAAAGCCTGATCCGGGCCGACCCGGCGCTGATGGACGTGGTCGGCCGCCGTGCCTCGGACGAGGCCCTGCAGGAGCTGGCCCGATACCAGGCCGAGAGCGAGCAGGCCCCGGCCGACACTGAGACCGAACTACGGGCACTGCCCCCCGCCAAGAAGGCCAACCGGACCGTGTGGGAGCAGTGGGCGATCCGCGCCGGGCTGGTCGAGGCCGAGCAGGCCGCCGCAATGACTCGGGCCCAACTCCAGGAGCTGGCGACCGAGACCGTTCAACCGGGCCAGTCGGCCCCTGACAACACCAAGGAGGGCTGACCATGGCCACCATCTGTCACCCGCTGGTCCGGGGTACTCGAATTCGGGTCACCCGCCTGGACGAGTGCGGGGAGCCGGTCGAGGGAGAATGCTCCCAGGTCGTCTCGAAGGGCTTCATCTCGGTCGGCATGTCCGACGACGTCGAGGCCCCGGACGTCGCCAACCAGAAGAACGCGGACGGCGACTACTGCTACTACAACCAGACCAAGCCGCAACTGAACTTCGTCAACGCGGAGATCCAGCTCTGCGAGGTCGACCCGGACCTGTACGAGATGATGACCGGCGCGCCGCTGGTGCTCGACGCCAACGGCGACACCTCGGGGTTCGACACGAACCACGACACCTACGCCTCGGCGTTCTTCGCACTCGAGCTGTGGTCCAGGGTTCCGTCGACCGGTACGTCCCTCTGCCCGCCCGGCGGCCAGCGGTTCGGGTACTTCCTGATGCCGTTCCTGGCACGCGGGAGCTTCGGCGACCTGACCGTGGAGAACGCGGGCGTCAACTTCACTGTCAGCGCCACCTCCGAGCGAGGGACGCCGTGGGGCGTCGGCCCGTACGACGTCGAACTCGACGCTCTCGGAGCCGCAGGACCGCTCGTCACGCCAGTCGCCGCCACCAACCACCGGCGCTTCATGTTCACCCAGGTGGCTCCGCCGGAGCCGATGTGCGGCTGCCAGCCGCTCGTGATCGAGTCGCCGTAACAGTCGCCTCCGCCAGGACCGCCCTGCCCGGTCCTGGCGGGGGTCTCACAAGCGCAGTTAGAGGAGGTGGGCAGTGGTAGCTCCCTGCGGTTGGACCCTCGACCCGGGTCTGTGCTGCGACGAGTGGGCGACCCTCGGTGCGGATGTCCGGGCCAGGTCCGTCGCCCTGGCTACGCGGCTGATGTGGAACGCCACCGGCCGCCGGTACGGTCCCTGCGAGGTGACCGTCCAACCCTGCGCCGACCGTAGACTTCCCCCGCTGTACCAGGTCTACCCCGAGAGGTTCGGCCGAGGTGCGCAAGGCGCGCTGAACTTCTACCCATTCATCCAGAACGGCCAGTGGATCAACCCTGGCATGGGCGGGTGCAACTGCTGCGACTCCGCATGCGAACTGCTCCTGCAGGGCCCGACCCGCACCGCAGACATTGTCTCGGTCACCGAGGCCGGAGTCGTACTGCCCACCTCGGCTTACGTCGTGTTCAACGGGTCGATCTTGACTCGCACCGATGGCGGCTGCTGGCCCTCCTGCGTGAACTTCGGCAACCAGAACCCGCCCGACTTCGAAATCGTCTACCTGCGGGGCCTGCCGGTGCCGCAAGCGGTCCTGGAGGCCGCTTCGATCCTCGCCTGCGAGTTCGGCCGGGCGTGCGTCGGCGGCCCGTGCCGTCTGCCCAACCGGCTGCGCAGGCTCAGCCGCCAGGGCGTCGAGGTCGAGACCGCCGAGATCGACCGGACCAACCCAAACTTCCTGACCGGGATCGACGAGATCGACATGGTCATCCAGGCCGAGAACCCGTTTGCCCTGCAGGCCCGGCCCCGGGTGTGGACGCCTGACCGCCGAGTCCCGAGGAGAGTGACTTAACCGTGTCCTACCCTGACCTTGTGGCATTCCCCATGGCCCAGGCCCTGGTGGCGTGCCTGGAAGAGCAAATGAGCCTGGTACTCGACCCGCCCGCCTCGGTGTGCCTGCGGCCGGGCCAACAAGTCGACCCGCTGCTGTCGATCAACGACGACGAGTGCTGCTCGGGCCTGGCCTGGGTGCGGATCGCCGACATCTTCCCCTCGTCCGACGACATCTTTCCGACCCAGGACGAGACGGCGGCGTTCCCCTGCAACCCCCGCCAGTGGGCCGTGCAGCTCGAAATGGGCGCGGTCCGCTGTGCCCCGACGCCGGACGCCTACAGCATGCCCTCCTGCGAGGAGTGGACCGCCGTGGTCGAGAAGCAGATGCAGGACGCGGCGGCCATGCGTCGTGCCGTGGTCTGCTGCTTTGGCGAGATCCTGGACGCCACTTACCTGCTGGGCAACTGGACGCCACTCCCCGTGTCAGGTCGATGCTCGGGCGGCACCCAGATGGTCACCGTAGCCGCCGAGCACATCGACTGCTGCGTCGAACCCCCCGAGAGCCCCGCCGAGAGTCCGTCAGAGAGCCCCTGAGCTTGCCTGAGGTACAATTGGTGACGTGGGGCAGGATGATGAACCAGACGTCTACCAGATCAGGTACCTAGAACATCAGGCCAGGAAGGCCGAGGTGCTGCGAGATCTGATGCAGCGCTGTCACTCGGACCGGGTATTCGCACCGGACGCGGTCGACGGCGCGGTGCTGTCCCGAGTCGTGGACGCCGCCTCAACCGCCCCCAGTTCGTGTAATCGGCAGGCCGTGAAGGTCCTGGAGGTGCGGGCCCGTGATGACAAGGCCCGGCTCGGGGGAATTCTGGTCGGGGGCGTCGGGTGGATTCATCGCGCTCCCGTGGTGCTGCTGCTCCACGCCGACCCACGGGCCTACAAGGCCCCCGGCGAGATCGACTTCATGCCCTACCTGGACGTCGGGTTCGTGGCCGACCGCATCCTGCTGGCTGCCGAGGCTGAGGGCCTGAAGCACTGCTTTGTCAACCCCTCGATCCGCCAGCCCGACATCGAGCACTTCCAAAAGACTTTCGGCATCGAACTGTTGGGGGGTGCCGTGGCGCTGGGCTGGCCGGGGCCGCCCGACTGGGTACAGGACACCTCATGAGCAAAATCCCAAAGATCATCCACCAGTATTGGACTGGCGGCCCGATCCCCGACCAGTACGCCGAGTACAGCGATGCCTGGGCCAAGATGAACCCCGGCTGGCGGTCCTACCTGTGGACCGATTCTGCCTTGGAGGCCGGACGCGACGGCCTCATCAACGATTCGCTGTGGAGGTCGGCGGCCGAAATTGTCCCGGCCAGTCGCGTGAACCAATTCCGGGCCGACCTGGTCCGCTACGAGCTGCTGTGGCGGATGGGCGGCGTCTGGATCGACATGGACTTCGAGCCCCTGAAGCCTCTTAACTCCTGGATTCGTGAGATCGAGCCAGGCCGGGCCTTCGCTGTCTGGGAGGTCCGGGACCGATGGGCCGCCAACGGACTGATGGGGGCCCCGGCCGAGCACTGGTTCATCGACTGCCTGATCCGCAGGCTCCCCGAGTTCGCCATTGAACGCCGAGGCGAGAAACCGACGCGCGTCTCGGGGCCCCAGTTCATGACCGAGGTGCACCGAGAGCAGGGCAATCCGATGCAGATTCTCGACCCCGATCGGTTCTACCCCTACCTGTGGTCGGACCTGGGCAAACCGAAATCCCGCCCGCCATGGCCGCCCGAGTGCGTAGCGGTGCATCACTGGTCGAATCGTCGAAAGATGCTAGCTCGTAAGCGGCGGGGGGACTCCCGATGACGCCAGTAGCGCTCGTTAGCCCGTCGCGTTCTACACTTGCGGCAGGCCCTGCACCCGTTGGACTTGATGTAGGTGTTGGCCTCGGTGAACTTATGCCCCCACTTGCAGTGGGTCTGACGAGCGAGCCGGGCAGAGGGGTGGTCCCCGTACCGAGCGTTACGGCTACGGGTGGCTGCCTCCAGGTGGTCGGGCCTGACGCACAGTTTGACTTCGCACAGGTGGTTGATAACCAGCCCCTCGGGGATTGGTCCGTTGGACAGCTCGTAGCTGAACCGGTGGGCGTAGACCTTCTTGCCGCTTCGGTGGCGGGTTTCCGCACTGAAGACGCCGTATTTGCCGTTGGTGCCTCCCGTCCACAGCCAACACGCGTCGGTCTTGTCGACGCGTCTCCAGAATCGAACCTCAGGCGGCGTTTTTCTCACGCCCCCATTCTATCACATAGTTGGAACAACAAACGCCGTTCGCGCGCACGAAGGGGCCGAAAATGACCGTCCGATCGCTGGTGTTCACCGGCTGCGGCCGGTCCGGCACCGGCTGGGTAGCCCAGGTGCTCGCCCAGGCGGGCTTCGGGGCTACTCACGAAGGGGTCTTCCAGGGCCGCCCTGGACCGGACGAGCAGGGGCCCCTACTGCCGGACACCGTGGAGTCGTCGTGGTTTGCCGCGCCGTTCGTGCAAGGCGTCCCGCTGACCGAGGTGGCCGTGGTGCACCTGGTCAGGGACCCTCGGGACCAGATCGATTCGTGGCTGCGAGCGGGGGCGATGAGCAGCCCCTTCGTGAAGCGTTTCCTCAAGCGCTGGTGCCCTGAGATGATGCGCGTCAAAGACGATTCGCTCCGGGCCGCCATGACCTATTGGCTGCGCTGGAATGAGCGGGTCGAGCGCCTGGCCGGTCTCCGGTTGCGGATCGAGGACCTGGACGTGCCCGGCCTAACGACCGCCCTGGCCGACTCCGGCCGGGTGGACGACACCGAACGACTGCGGCAGGCAGTCCTCGGAGTGCCGCGCAACTACAACTCGAAGGGCGGCAAACCCCGTCGCCTGGAGTGGGACGACCTACCATTCGGACTGCTCAAGAAGGGCGTCATGGAGTATGCGAGGGAGTACGGGTACCGGTGACCAGGGTACGTTTGAGCGCCCATAGGCGCAACGTGACGATGAACGTCAACGAAGAGGACCACATCGGCCGCGTGATTCTGAAATCCCGCCGCTGGTATGAGCAGGACCTCCTGGAAGACGCCTATCAGCGACTCCGGGGCCAGGGCGGTTATGTCATCGACGTCGGGGCCCACATTGGCAACCACACGCTGTGGTTCACCAAGGTGTGCGGCCTGTCGGTCGTCGCTGTGGAGCCCAACCTCGACAACGCCGTGCACCTGCACTCGCACGTGCGCATGAACGGCAAGGCCGACAAGGTCGAAATCTACAACGTGGCACTGGGTGCGACCGAAGGACGAGGCCGCATCGAGCCCGGCCCCGAGGGCAACACCGGAATGGCGCGCGTCGAGCTGGACGAGGGGGGCTCGGTCGCCGTGGTCACCTTGGACTCGATCGCCGAGACCGCCCGAATGTTCAACCCCGAGCGACGGGCCGCCCTCATCAAGATCGACGTCGAAGGTTCCGCAATGGAAGTGCTGGCTGGAGCCGTGGAGACGCTCGAACGGGACCGGCCGCTGCTCTACGTCGAGGGCGAACGGGACGAGCTGCAGGAGCTGCTCGGCAACGAGTGGAAGTGCTTCGGTAAGTTCGGTCGCACGCCGACTTGGGGGTTCCGCCATGGCGAATAAGAGGCGACCCAGGTTCTCGCTGTCGGTCGCCATCATGGCGCACCCGAAGCGGGAGCTGTACATCCCGGATCTGCAGGGCAAGCTCGGCCGCCCCTCGCGAGTGGTCTGGGACCGGATCAACGACCGCTGGGACACCGGCCGCCGGTCGCTGTTGGCCTACGACGCGACAAAATCACACCACATGGTCATTCAGGACGACGCGGTCCTGTGCCGGGATCTCCCGGCCGGAGTCGAGTCGGCGCTGGCCGAGGTGCCCGCCGATTCGATCATGGGCCTGTACCTGGGCCGCACTCGAGCCTGGAGACCGATCTGGATGCGGCTGCAACGAGTCCAGCCAGGGCTGCGCTGGGTCCGAATGGCCGAGCTGATGTGGGGCGTCGGCGTGGTGGTCCCGACTCGCTGGATCGATGATATCGTGGAGATCGGCGACGAGTTCGAGGACATCCCCAACTATGACTCGCGGATCTCGGCCGCCTGCATGCGGTTGGGCCTCCCGGTCTACTACCCGTGGCCGTCGCTGGTCTCGCACCGGGCCTCGCCGTCGCTGGTCGAGGGCCGAGGCTGGCGGGGCCGGTACGCCTACCGGTTCATCGGCGAGCACGCCTCGGCCCTGACCATCCGCTGGCGCGGTCCTGCGGTGTCGGTACAGCCTCCGGCGGCAGCGATCGGCAGGAGCCGAGGACGAGCGAGAAGGGCAGGGACCCGTGGTTAAAGACGTAGTGTATCTGGTCGGGCCAGGAGAGCGCAACGACCAGCTCCGGTACAGTCTGCGGAGCCTGGAGAACCTCCCTCACGGTCGCGTCTGGGTCGTGGGCCACAAGCCCGAGTGGGTGAAGGGCGTGGAGTTCCTGCCGGTGTCGCAGCGCGGCCCCAAGCACGCCAATACCTGGCGCAACCTTGAGACCTTGGCCCGGTTCGGCCCGGCATCGTTCTACCTGTTCAATGACGACTACTTCATCCTCCGCCCGATGCGGGACGTCCCGGTTCTGCACCGGGGCAGTCTCGATGAGCGTATCGCCTACTACGATCGGAAACCAGGTCTACGGTCGTGGGCCGCCCGAGGCCGCCACACCCGGAGGGCGTTCGAGAGCCTGGGCCGAGACCCGGCGGGGCTCCTGACCTACGAGCTGCACTTGCCGCTGCCCTTGGAGCGGGCCCAGGTGGCAGGAGCGATCGAGGACTTGCACCGGGTCCGGGTTCTGGACCCTCGGTTCTATATGAAGCGGAGCTGGGTCGGCAACTGGGCCAACCTCGGAGGGGAGCGCAGCCAGGATTGCAAGGTACACTCGAAGTGGGGCAATGCCTCCCTTCGAGGTTCGTTCCTGTCGACCTCGGACGCTGCTTGGTCCGGGTCGACCGGCGCGGCCCTGCGGGTGCGGTTCCCGAAGCCGGGCCCCTACGAGACCAACGAACTGAAAGGAGCCCGCCGTGGCTACACTGCGAGTGCGCGCGGTCGCTAACGTCATGGGCCTGCGCCGAGGTGACGAGGGAGACGTGGAGACCGGCAGTCCCCAGGTCGACGCTATGCTAGAGCGGGGGTACCTGGAGGTGCTGGAATACCTCCCCGATCCCCCCGAGCCGGTGGTCAGGGCAGCCGCCCCGCAGCCGCCCGAGGAGGCCCCGGTCGACCCAAAGGAGAAGAGCAGTGGCGGTAAGGGTAAGGGTTCGAGTCGATCGCGCACAAGCCGACCGCGTAGCCAGGCGAAGCGGGACAAGGCTAGTGACGCTGGCGACGGTACGGACGCACGCTCGGACAAACGTCCTGACCCCGG